CAAACTCAGCCTCAAGGTGGATGGAGAATGGATCGCCAACTATGACAGAGGATGGGACTTAAGGCCTACCTGCATGGAGGCAGAAATGGCACTTTGTATTCTCCTAAACGAACACAACTAAACAGAATTCTATAATGGAATCGGGAACGTGAAGCCTTAGGCTTTCTGTATCTCGTAGTAGATAAATGTTGGTCGCAATTATCAGCGACTATTTTTTATGCATTTTTTGGAGGTGATGCAGCTTGCGAAAGCTAGAAAATTATAAGCCTACCAAGTTCATGGCGGACACCTCACATTATGATGAAACGATGGCTGATTTCGCTGTCAGCTTTATTGAGGAACTATGCCATACCAAAGGAACGTGGGCGGGAAAGAAATTTGAACTGATAGACTGGCAGGAACAGATTATTAGGGATCTGTTTGGAGTATTAAAGCCAAACGGATACAGACAGTTCAACACAGCTTATATTGAAATACCCAAGAAACAAGGAAAATCGGAACTTGCAGCTGCCGTTGCACTTCTTCTTTTATGTGGTGATGGAGAAGAAAGAGCAGAGGTCTACGGATGTGCAGCAGACAGAAATCAGGCAAAAATTGTATTTGATGTTGCCGTTGATATGGTGAGGTTTTCTCCGGCTCTTATGAAAAGAGTGAAGATACTGGAGTCGCAAAAGAAGCTGATATATAAGCCAACCAACAGCTTTTATCAAGTTTTGTCGGCGGATGTTGCAAATAAGCACGGCTTTAATACACACGGAGTAATTTTCGATGAGCTGCACACCCAGCCAAATCGAAAACTTTATGATGTAATGACTCAGGGTTCGGGTGATGCCCGTATGCAGCCGTTGTATTTCCTTATTACAACAGCCGGGAATGATACGAACTCCATCTGCTACGAGATACATCAGAAGGCTTTAGATATTGAGGCAGGGCGAAAAGTTGACCCTACCTTTTATTCCGTTATCTATGGTGCAGATGAATCGGAAGACTGGACAGACCCAAAAGTATGGAAGAAAGCAAATCCATCACTTGGTATTACCGTTGCCATTGAAAAAGTAAAAGCTGCCTGTGATTCTGCAAAACAGAATCCCGGAGAAGAAAACTCCTTCAGACAGCTAAGACTTAATCAGTGGGTAAAACAATCGGTGAGATGGATGCCGATGGAAAAGTGGGATGCCTGTAACTTTGCCGTTAATGAAGATGACCTGGAAGGACGTGTATGTTACGGAGGACTGGATTTATCCAGTACAACGGATATCACGGCATTCGTGCTTGTGTTTCCGCCACTTGATGAGGATGATAAATTTGTAGTTCTTCCTTATTTCTGGGTGCCGGAAGATACGCTTGACCTTAGAGTAAGAAGGGATCATGTTCCCTATGATCTGTGGGAACGAAAAGGCTATCTTCAGACTACGGAAGGAAATGTTGTTCACTATGGATACATCGAAAATTTCATAGAAAGTCTTGGTGAGAGATTCAACATCAGAGAGATTGCCTTTGACCGTTGGGGAGCAGTACAGATGGTTCAGAACCTGGAAGGCATGGGATTTACCGTTGTGCCTTTCGGACAGGGATTCAAGGATATGAGTCCACCGACCAAGGAACTGATGAAGCTTGTGCTTGAACAAAGAATTGCACATGGTGGTCATCCAGTTCTTCGTTGGAATATGGATAATATCTTTATTCGTACTGACCCGGCAGGAAACATCAAGGCAGATAAGGAAAAATCGACTGAAAAGATTGACGGTGCCATTGCAACAATCATGGCACTTGACAGAGCAATCAGATGTGGTAATGAAGTAACGGAATCTGTCTACGATACAAGAGGACTACTAGTCTTCTGATTTTTCGATGACAAGCTTACCGTTTTCACAATGAACAGTAACTTTATCTCCGGTATGAAAGCCTAGATCTTCAAGCCACATACCGTTGATACGAAGTGCTGGTACTTCTTTATTGTTGTACCCACCTACAGATGAAACAGTAAGATTTCGTTCTGCTTTGAATGGACGTTTTCTTGGTGTCTTATCGGCACCACGGGTTTTGGCAAAGTTATATGTATACATTAACAATCAACTTCTTTCTTTTGGAAAATTATAAAAACAATGGAGGAAAAAACGATGAGTATTTTTTCGGGATTATTTAGGACAAGAGATGCTCCTACCAACCGAACAAGTGGTAGTGCCTATTCATTCTTCATGGGTGGAAGTACTGCCGGGAAGAATGTAAATGAGCGAAGTGCCATGCAGATGACAGCGGTTTATGCCTGCGTTCGTATCCTTTCGGAGGCTATCGCAGGATTGCCACTTCATGTCTATCATTATAATGATGATGGCGGAAAAGAAAAAGCATTAAATCATAATCTCTATCATTTGCTGCATGATGAACCGAACCCTGAAATGACAAGCTTTGTTTTCAGGGAGACACTTATGACACACTTACTGCTTTGGGGTAATGCCTACGCACAGATTATAAGAAACGGCAAAGGTGAAGTGATTGCACTCTATCCTTTAATGCCAAATCGTATGAGAGTTGACCGAGACGATAAAGGACATCTTTATTATGAATATCAGGTCACTTCTGATGATGCCCCAACCAATAAAGGATCTTCTGTTAAGCTTGCTCCTGATGAGGTCATGCACGTTCCGGGACTTGGCTTTGACGGTCTTGTAGGTTACTCGCCTATTGCAATGGCCAAGAATGCTATCGGTCTTGCAATTGCAGCAGAAGAGTATGGAAGTAAGTTCTATGCGAATGGTGCTGCACCAAGCGGTGTATTAGAGCACCCTGGAACTCTAAAGGACCCATCAAAGGTAAGAGATAGCTGGTCACAGACATTTGGTGGCAGTGCGAATTCACATAAGGTTGCCGTTCTGGAAGAAGGAATGAAATATACACCGATTTCCATTTCTCCAAACGAAGCACAGTTTTTAGAAACAAGAAAATTTCAGATAGATGAGATTGCTCGAATTTTCAGAGTGCCTCCACATATGGTAGGAGATCTTGAGAAGTCGAGCTTTTCTAATATTGAGCAGCAGTCACTTGAATTTGTGAAATACACTCTTGACCCCTGGGTTTCAAGGTGGGAGCAGAATATGGCTCGTTCTCTGTTAACCGCAGAGGAAAAACAGAATTATTTTATCAAGTTTAATGTAGACGGACTTTTGCGTGGTGACTATCAGAGTCGAATGAACGGTTATGCCACTGCAAGACAGAATGGCTGGATGTCTGCCAATGACATAAGGGAACTTGAGAATCTCGACAGGATTCCTGCTGAGTTGGGTGGTGACCTTTATCTTATCAACGGCAATATGACCAAGCTTGAAGATGCAGGTATCTTTGCATCAAGTCCAGATACATCAGACGGAGAGGAGAATGACGATGAAGAACAAGAAGTTCTGGAACTGGAAGAGCCGAAAGACTCTAAACCAGGCAAACGAAGAAGTCGCAGAACGAATCCTTGAGTTACATGGCACGATTGCCGAAGAGTCATGGTTTGACGATGATGTTACACCGCAGCTTTTTAAGGATGAGTTAAATGCCGGAAGTGGAGACATTACAGTATGGATCAACTCTCCGGGCGGTGACTGTGTGGCTGCGGCTCAGATCTACAATATGCTCACACAGTACAAAGGAAATGTCACAGTGAAGATTGATGGTATCGCAGCATCAGCTGCATCGGTCATTGCGATGGCAGGAAATACCGTTCTTATGTCTCCTGTGTCTATGATGATGATCCACAACCCTACAACCTTTGCATTCGGTGACCACGCAGAAATGCAGAAAGCAATCGATATGCTTGCAGAAGTGAAAGAGTCCATTATCAATGCCTATGTGATTAAGACAGGTCTTACAAGAGCCAAGCTTTCACATCTTATGGATGCTGAAACCTGGATGGATGCAAATAAGGCTGTTGAACTTGGCTTTGCTGATGACATTATCACAAGAGCAGAAACAAAACCGAATACAGAAGTTCTCGATGAAGAGGATGAAGAAGATGAAAGCACCGAGGAGAAGGAAAAGAAACCTTCTGATTCGATGCTTTTTTCACGCAAGGCTGTAAACAACGCTCTTATCAACAAGTTGGAAAAACATTATGTCCAGCTTGAAAAGACAGTAACCAAGCAGGCAGAAATCAATGCACCTGCAAGTAACGGCACTCCTGCAAAAGAGATTAAGGAGCGTCTTGATTTTATTAAGAAATTCATTTAAGGAGGAATTCTATTATGACTATTAAGGATTTAATCGAAAAAAGAGCAAAGGTGTGGGATACTGCAAAGAACTTTGTAGAAACTCATGAGGATAAAAACGGTGTGCTTTCCGATGAGGACACAGCGACCTATAACAAAATGGAGAAGGAAATCGAAGATTTGACTGCAGCTATCGACCGTCAGCAGAGAGCAGAACGTAGAGAAGCAGAACTTGCAAAACCTGTTAATTCTCCGATTACCGGTAAGCCTTTTATGGGTGATACCAAGGAAGTAAAGAAGGGTCGTGCTTCCGATGCTTATAAGGATGCGATGCTTTCTGCAATGCGTTCTAATTTCCGTAATGTAAGCAATGTGCTTCAGGAAGGTGTAGATGCCGATGGTGGTTATCTTGTGCCGGAAGAGTATGACCGCAGACTTATTGATGTGCTTGATGGTGAGAACATCATGCGCAGCCTTGCTACAAAGATTACTACTGCAGGTCAGCACAAAATCAATATCGCAGCTACCAAGCCTGCAGCAGCATGGATTGAGGAAGGTGGAGCATTATCTTTTGGTGATGCAACATTTGACCAGATCTATCTTGATGCCTACAAGCTTCATGTAGCAATCAAGGTTACTGAAGAATTGCTTTATGACAATGCCTTCGGTCTTGAAAACTACATCATCACTCAGTTCGGTAAGGCTTTAGCAAATGCCGAAGAGGATGCATTCCTTAACGGTAACGGAACTGGAAAGCCTACTGGTATCTTCGCAGCAAACGGTGGTGGTCAGATTGCAGCAACACTTACTGCAGCCATCAAGTCCGATGACCTTATTGATTTGGTATACGGTCTTAAGAGACCTTATCGTAAGAATGCATCTTTCATCATGAATGATGCAACACTTGCTTCTATTAGGAAGCTTAAGGATAACAACGGAGCCTACATCTGGCAGCCTTCTTACAAGGAAGGAGAACCTGACAGAGTGCTTGGTTATGCTGTTCACACTTCTGCTTTCGCACCTACAAATGCGATTGCATTCGGTGATTATAGCTACTACAACATTGGTGATCGTGGTTCTCGTTCTTTTGCAGAACTTCGTGAACTTTTCGCTGGTAACGGCATGGTAGGTTATGTTGCAAAAGAAAGAGTCGATGGTAAGCTTATCCTTCCTGAAGCAGTAAAGATCTTAAAACTTAAGGAAGAAACCGCAAGTTCTAAGGGTTAAGAATAATTAAGTGTGACACCCTATGACGGCTATTTACTATCCTTTTCTATAGGAATAAAAAATAAAGCCTATATATAGATATAGGGAATGCCAGTCATAAGGTGTCACAGATTATTAGGTGGTGATAGAAATGATTGTAAATCTTGATGAGATGAAGGGTTACCTTCGTGTGGATTTTGATGATGACGATGCACTTATCGAGAACTTCATCACAACTGGGCAGAATCTCTGTGCAGACATAGCCAGGTTATCAGTTGATGAACTCGGTGCGATTCCATCATCAAAGATTGCTGTCATGTACGCAGTTGCCTATCTGTATGAACATCGAGAAGATGCAGACCACCATCAGCTTACCATTTCCCTTCGCTCACTGCTTGAAGGTGTAAGAAGGAGTGTGTTCTGATGGATATTGCTCTTTTGAATGTGAAGATTACCGTGCAGAAGAATGAAACTGTTGTAGATGCCATCGGCAATCATAAGAATAACTGGACTGACTATCACACCTGCTTTGCAACGGTAAGTGGCGAAGGCGGCTCTGAAAAGAGTGTGGCAGGTCTTATTGTAGATGATTCGGATATTTCTTTTACGGTCAGATACTGTAAGGCTCTTGTAGGTCTTGATGTTACAAAACACAGAGTTATATTTGAAGGCTCACTTTATAACATCGTTTCTATTGACCACATGAACTATAAGAAGAAATGCCTGAAACTGAAATGTGAGAAAGTGAGGAGATAGTGATGGCAAATGTAAAGATTGATAACCTTGCAGATGAAATCATGAACGGTCTCAAGGAGTATGCTGATCTGGCTACGGATGATTTAAAAAAATCTGTAAGGAAGGCAGGAAACACAGTAAGAAAAGATATCGCTGCATCTGCCCCAAAGGATACAGGAGCCTATGCGAAGAGCTGGTCAGTCAAGAAAACGAAGGAAACTTCAAATTCACTTGAACTGACGGTACATTCCAAGAACCGATATCAGCTTGCCCATCTTCTTGAACACGGTCACGCAAAACGTGGTGGTGGAAGAGTGGCTGCAAGACCTCACATTGCTCAGGCAGAAGAGAATGCGATTGAAACATTGGAAACAGAAATTGCAAGAGCACTTGGAGGTATGTGATGGAAGAACTGTTACAGATTATTAAAGAAATGGACATTCCCTTTGCATATGACCATTTTGCAGAGGGAGAAAGTCCAGATCCACCGTTTATCTGCTATCTCTTGCCCGACAGTGATAACTTTGCAGCTGACGGAAGAGTGTATTTGAAGGTAAACGAAGTTCATATAGAACTGTATACCGATTTGAAGGACTTGTCGGTAGAACAGAAAATTGAATCCGTGCTTGACAGTCACGGCATTTTTTATGACCGTTTGGAAACATGGATTGAGAGTGAAAAAATGTATGAAGTCCTGTATTCATTTGAAATGGAGGCTTAGATTATGGCGAATAAAGTAAAATACAACCTTAAAAACGTCCATGCAGCAAAGCTGACAAGGACAGAGGATGGTGGCTATTCCTACGAAACACCAAGAGCAATTCCAGGTGCAGTAAGTATTAGCTTGGATGCAGAAGGTGATACTTCTCCGTTTTATGCGGATGGTATCGTGTATTTCCGTTCTGTATCTAACAACGGTTATAGCGGAGATTTAGAGATTGCTCTTATTCCGGAATGGTTTAGAACTGACATCCTTAAGGAAGAACTTGATAAGAATGGTGTTCTTGTAGAAAATTCCAAGATTGCGGAGATGGAGAAGTTTGCACTGCTTTTTGAATTTGACGGTGATGCTAAGTGCATTCGTCATGTTATGTATAACTGCACGGCATCTCGTCCTTCTATCGAATCTGAAACAAAGGAAGATACCATTGAACCTGGTACTGAGAAGTTGTCTTTGACAGCAGATCCTAGAGAGGATGGTCTTGTAAAGAGCAGAACCGGAGATACAACTACGGATGCAACCTACAACGATTGGTACAAGGCAGTCTATGTTCCCGTAGAAAAGACCGCTTCTGCATCATCTGTTTCGACAGGAGGTAAATAATTATGCTGAAGAAAGTAATTAATGTTGGTGGCAAAGAGGTCGCATTTCGTTCCTCTGCCACTGTTCCAAGATTATATCGTGCAAAGTTCAAACGAGATATCTTCAAGGACTTAGCAAAGTTGGAAAGTTCCTATAAAGGCAGTAAGGAAGAGGGAGAAGAATTCGCTATCGATGATTTGGAAATCTTCGAGAACGTGGCATATATCATGGCATATCATGCGGACAACACCATCCCAGATAACATCGATGATTGGCTAGACCAGTTTGAGATGTTTTCTATCTATGAGGTACTTCCGGAGATCCTTGCTCTTTGGGGAACGAACCTTATCACGGACATTGACTCTAAAAAAAACTTAAACGCAGTAGCAGGGAGATGACAACACCCTTGTTCCTCTTGCGTTGCTTAGAAATCGGCCTTTCCATCCGAGACTTGGATTATCTGACCATTGGTATGGTAATGGATATCTGGACGGAGAAAGGAAACGATTCTGTAAAATATGACAGCATTGCAACGCAGGAGGACTTTGATAAGTTCTGATGGCTCGGACGAATCCGGGCTTTTATTATGCAATTTTTTAAGGAGGTAGACGCCAATGGCAAACAGAATCAAAGGTATCACTGTCGAAATTGGCGGTGATACTACCAAACTTCAGACCGCCTTAAAGGGAGTCAATGGTCAGATTAAAAATACGCAGTCTGCATTAAAAGATGTAGAAAAGCTGTTAAAACTTGATCCGACTAATACAACACTTCTTGCGCAGAAGCAGAAACTTCTGACACAGGCAATTGGAGAAACCAAGGAAAAATTGGCAACCCTTAAGACAGCAGCACAACAGGCAAATGAACAATTGCAGAAGGGTGAGATTTCAAAGGAGCAGTATGATGCTCTTCAACGTGAGATTGCCGAGACGGAAGTAGAACTTAAAAAGCTGGAGTCACAGGCATCCAAGACCAATCAGACACTTACAAAAATCGGAGAAGCAGGATCAAAGGTGGAATCCTTTGGTAATGGTGTTACGAATGCAGGAAAGAAAGTATCTGTAGCATCTGCTGCGGTAACAGGTCTGGGTGTTGCTTCTGTAAAGACAGCAGCAGACTTTGAAAGTTCCATGAGCCAGGTTCAGGCTACGATGGGAATTACAAAAGATTCCATGTCAAAGCTTGACGGACAGTCCGTCAATACAATGGATGCACTGTCTGATCTTGCAAAAGAGATGGGGGCTAAAACTGCGTTTTCAGCAAGTGAATGTGCTGAGGCATTAAATTACCTTGCCCTTGCCGGGTACGATACGCAGGAGATGGCTGATACACTTCCGACTGTACTTAATCTTGCGGCAGCTGGAGGACTTGATCTTGCATCAGCATCGGATATGGTCACTGATGCGATGTCTGCCCTTGGAATGAAAACCTCTGATGCAAATAAAATGGTTGACCAAATGGCGAAGACTGCATCAAGCACAAATACATCTGTAGGACAGCTTGGAGAAGGTATCTTGACCATTGGTGCAACAGCAAAGACAGTCAAAGGTGGAACTGCAGAATTAAATACAGCACTTGGTATCTTGGCGAATAATGGTATCAAGGGAGCAGAGGGCGGTACGCACCTTCGTAACGTCATCTTGTCATTGCAGAATCCAACAGATGGTGCAGCCAAAACAATGGAAAAATTGGGTGTTCAAACCTATGACTCCGAAGGCAATATGCGTTCATTAAATGATATTTTGGGTGACCTGAATAAATCAATGGACGGCATGACTTCTGCAGAAAAGGCGAACATCATAGCAACTATTTTTAACAAAACAGATCTTGCATCGGTTAATGCACTGCTCGCCAATACTGGAGATACCTGGACGGATCTTCAGATTGCCATTGAAAACAGTGGCGGAGCAGCACAGCAGATGGCAGACACTCAGCTTGATAACTTGTCTGGTCAGCTTACGATCTTAAAGTCTGCAGTAGAAGGTTTTGCAATTTCCATTGGTGATGCACTTATGCCAATGATTAAAAACATCGTAGCAAAGATTCAGTCCTTCGTGGATTGGCTGAATAATCTTGATGAGGGTACAAGACAGGTCATTGTTAAGATTGGACTTTTCATTGCAGCCTTAGGACCGTTCCTTGTGATCCTTGGTACGGTGATATCCAAAGGCGGTGTGGCCATGCAGACATTCAGCAAGCTGGGACTTAAGATTACCAGTCTTGTTTCCAATGCCGGTGGCTTATCCGGGGTGATGGGAAAGGTTGGTGCTGCGATTGGTGGTATCTCTGCCCCTGTGGTTGCAGTTGTGGCTATTCTAGCAGTACTCGCTGCAGCTTTTGTGCATCTGTGGAGAACGAATGAGGATTTCAGAAACAGCATTATAGCAATCTGGGAGAGAATCAAATCTGTATTCAGCGGCTTTGCGCAGGGCATTACAGACAGGCTGAATGCTCTAGGCTTTGACTTCCAGAATTTCAAGGACGTTGTATCTGCTATTTGGAACGGACTTTGTAACTTCCTTGCTCCGGTTTTTGAAGGAGTATTCACACAGATTGCTAATATCCTTGAAGCGGTGCTTGGTGTTATCACAGGAATTCTTGATGTGTTCATCGGAATATTCACAGGCAATTGGTCACGGGTATGGGAAGGTGTCAAAGGAATCTTTGGTTCGGTATGGGATTTTATCAAGAATACTTTTACCAACTATATGAACGTGATTCAAAATGTGGCAAATGTAGTGCTTGGATGGTTTGGTACATCATGGAATGAAGTGTGGACTGGAATTAAAGATTTCTTCGTAAATCTGTGGACAGGCATCACAACCTTCTTTACGAATCTGTGGGAGGGTATCAAGAATACAGTTCAGACAGCAATTATGTTCATAGCAGCACTCTTTGAAGCAGCTTTTGATATCATCACACTGCCGTTCCGATTCATTTGGGAGAACTGCAAGGAAATCATTATTGCGGTATGGGATGCAATTAAATCCAAAGTCATAACAGTCATTAATGCAGTTTCTATAGTTATCAGTACAGTAATGAATGCCATCAAGACTGTATTCACTACTGTTTGGAATGCGATAAAAACCGTGGTAACAACAGTGGTCAATACCATTAAAACAGTTGTCACTACAGTATTTAATGCAATTAAAAATACAGCGACTACGGTATGGAATGCGATTAAAACAGCAATCACAACACCAATTAATGCTGTGAAGAATACCGTATCGACCGTGTTTAATTCCGTAAAAAGTACCATCACAAGTATTTTCAATGGAATTAAATCCACTGCTACATCCGTGTGGAATGGAATAAAATCTGCAATCACTACACCGATTGAGGCGGCTAAGAATAAGGTTAAGGGAGTTGTTGATGCCATTAAGGGATTTTTCTCTGGCATGAAACTGTCGCTCCCTAAGATTAAACTTCCTCACTTCAAGGTAACGGGCAAGCTGTCTATTGCACCTCCATCTGTACCACATCTGTCGATTGATTGGTATAAGGAAGGTGGTATTATGACCAAGCCGACAGCATTTGGCATGAACGGTTCTACTCTTATGATGGGAGGAGAAGCAGGAGCAGAGGCAATCCTGCCGCTTTCAGGCTTTTACAAGCAGCTTGAAGCAATGATTGACAGCAGACTGAATATGACTTCTATGGAGAAGTATTTGGCCATCATTGCAGATAACAGTTCGAAGGAAATCTACCTTGACGATGGAACTCTTGTAGGACATTTACTTCCTGCAATCGATGATGGACTTGGTAAAAATACAAAACTGACAAGGAGGCTTTCATTATGATACCGGATATTTATATTAACGATATGTCCATGCTGAAAATGGGGTGGATCAGAGAAAATGTTGAATTTCCAGTACCGGAATCTCAGACAGAGACAGTTGTTGTTCCGGGAAGAAATGCTCCGATCAGATTTAATGAGGCTCTTGGCATGATTTCTTTCAAGCCGAGAGCCTTTACCATTACTTTGTCTATGCTTGGAACAAGAAGTCAGTTTGATGCCAAGGTGTTGACAGCATCAAATCAGTATGCCGGAAGACTGTGCAAGGTAAGGAAAAGTGAAGAGCCAAGTCTGTATGCAATTGGAACACTGCAGCTTACTCCATCCTATGATCCACTTGCCGGAAAAGGTCAGCTTGTGCTGGAATGCACCGATGGTGACAGTTATCGTTACCGTGTAGATATGACAGAAATTGTTCAGACTGGGAGTGGAACAGTCATTTTGAAAAATGATTATATGCCAGTGGTTCCGACAGTCATCACAACAGCAGATACTACGCTGTCATGGAAGGTAGGAACGGATTCATTCAATAAGACATTAAGTGCAGGAGAATGGGAAATCCCAGAACTCCAGCTTTCCTATGGCAATAATTCTGTGAAGGTGACAAGCACTGGAGATACGACTTTTCGCTACAGGGAGGGGTGCTTATGAGACAGTTTCGAGTATATGTGGATGGGAATGTATTCTATCATCCGAATCTTTCCAAACTTGTTATCACGGAGGCAAAGGTCAGTGAGGATGCAGAGAATATTGATAGTCTGACTTTATCTGCTCCATTCAATCATCCTTACATTGATGCCATCAAGCCGATGGCGTCTGTGATTATATGCAAAAAAGGTAAGGAAACAGTATTTGAAGGTCGTGCCCTGGATAACGGCTCTGATTTTTATAATACGCATACCTGGACATGTGAATCGGCACTTGCATACCTGAAAGATACTGTGCAGCCACCGTTTTCATATAAGGGGACACTAAAAGGCCTGTTTGAACAGTTCATCTTTGTTCATAACAAGGCAGTGGAACAGCAAAAACAGTTCAAGGTTGGCAATATTACAGTTACGGATGACAATGACTACGTGGCATACAGCAGTTCCGATTATTCGATAACGATGGATGCCATTAAGAATAAACTCATCAACACCCACGGTGGATATCTTATGGTTCGATATGAGAGTGATGGAAAGTATCTTGATTATCTAGATGACTTTAAAACAAAGTCAGTCCAGAAGGTTGAGTATGGAAAAAACATCACAGATGTAAAAATCACAAGAGACCATACGGAAAGAGTGACCGTGCTGATTCCACTTGGCGCAAAGAAGAAAATAACAGATGCAGAAGGCAACGAAACAGAATCTGAGGAACGAGTGGATATCACATCTGTAAATGGTGGAAAGAATTATATTTCAGACGATGCTGCAGTTAAGGAAATAGGCTGGATATGGAAATCAGAAGTGTGGGATGATGTGACACTTCCCAGTAATCTTCTAAGAAAAGCAAAATCAAGACTGTCCGACCTTGTGAATGGAGTTACCAGTATTCAGCTTACAATCGTGGATGAATCCGATACGGGTGCAGATATTGGAGACATCCGTGCAAGAATGTATGTGGAGTGCATCTCCAAACCTCATGGTATCAACGGAACCTATCTTTGTGTCAGCAGGACAAGAGATTACTTAAATCCTTCTGGAAATACCATCACAATCGGTGCAAGCGGAGTAAGTCTTTCTGCATCCACAGTAAAGCAGGATAAGAACATATCTGCACTTGAAGATGACCTTTATGGCCAGACAAGGAAGATAGATGTGATTTTGGGAGAGGTGGATAACATCAATTCTCAGAAGATGTATCGAACCGAACTTATCGTGGAGGGGGTAAATATCTTCAAGACCAAAGGTGAAAAAAGTACCATGCTCTGTAAGGTCTATTCTTGGGACAAGGATATTACAGAAAGCATTGATGCTGAGTGCTTTATCTGGCACAGAAAGTCCTCTGATGAAGAGGCGGATACCGAGTGGGATAAGAATCACATAGGTATGAAACAAATAACGATTACGACTGAGGACGTGTTAGACAATGCGTCCTTTTATTGTGAAATAAAACTTTAGGAGGAATTTCAATGGCTACAATTTTAACATCAAGTCAGCAGACATTCGTGGATATCACAGACCAAAGAAAGCTATCAGCATATATCACATCTAATCTTCCAAAGACTCAGAGTGAAGATCCGAATGTTCTGCCACACACTTATGCACCAAGCTGGGCAAGCACAAATCTTGTATTAACTCCTGTTCTTTTCTTGGATCAGACCAATGTATCTCCAACAGCAAGTGGAGTGACGATTTCATGGAAGAGAAAAGATGGGGTGGCATCTGAGACGGTACTGACAAATGGTGAAACTGTTAAAAATGGAGTTTTGACAGTAAATCAGAATAAGCTGTCAGCATCTTCATCTGGGATGATTACCTATATTTGCTATATCAGTTACTACGATTCTGAAACAAAGAACACGATTAACATCACAGCTGATATTACCTATACCTTGGTAAAGAATGCAGAAAATGCAAAGTTGTGTACAGTAAGCAGTGATACCTATGTATTTAAGTATGACACTTCACAGGCTTTAGTTGGTGCATCGCAGGCAACTCTTACGGTACAGGTGCAGGGCGTAACCGTCAGTAAATGGCAGTATAAGAACAGCAGTGGAGCGTGGACAGATTATCCGACCACTTCCGACAATACTTCCATCACTGGCGGAACTTTGGTGGTAAAGCCTACACACAGTGTTTTTGTAAATAATGTGGCACAGATCAGAGTCACTACTTCAGAGAATGACGTATATGACACGCTTACCATCAGCAAGATTTATGATGGGGCAAAAGGTGATAAAGGTAATCCTGGTTCAGCCGGAACAGGAGGTCTTTCGGTTGTCCTTGGAAATGAGGCACAGACGATTGCTTGTACTTCACAAGGAAAAACATCTGCTGCAAGCACGATTAGTATTCCGTTTACTGGATATGTTGGTATTACGCAGACTGCTTGTACCTGTGCGGTGGGAACACTGCCTACAGGAATTACAGTCAAGACCAATACTGCTTCAACAGCCAGTGCAACAGGTAAACTGGAACTTGCCGTAGCTGCATCTTCAGACCTTGGAAGTGAATCGACATTGAATGGAAATATTACACTGACATTTACCATTTCAGGAAAGACAGTCACAAAGATATTTACTTGGACAAAGTCGAAAGCAGGAAGTAATGGTGCTAACGCTATTGTCTTTTCCGTCTATGCTCCAAACGGAACAATTGTGCAAAATCAGTCCGGCAGTATTCAGCTTGCCACTTCTGCCTACAGTGGAACAACGGCGATCACAGCTGCCACCTATCAGTGGGCAAAATATGCTGATGGTAAATGGACAAATATCAGCGGAGCAACAACAAGTACGTTGACTGTCAGTGGATCGGATATCATCAATATTCAGTCTTATCGATGCACCATGACCTATGGTGGAAAAACCTATGTAGATGTGATCACTGTAGAAGATAAGTCAGATCCGTATGTGTCGGAGATGCTTTCTATCGGTGGTTATACCGTCAAAAATAACCTTGGCGGTGTGGTTCCGTATATTATTGTTCGTACCAATCAGAAGGAAGTAGATGCACTGCTTGGAAACATCAGCGAAACAGCACCATCCAGTCCCGCAAGCGGAGCTTTCTGGTACAAGGTCGATCACAATGCAAAGACGGTAACTTTGATGAAATACAACGGATCTGCCTGGGCAAATGCAACGGAAAAGCAGAGTCTTACCTACACCTGGTATGCACAGGATAAAGACGGCAAAGAAAAGACCTTTGACAAGACTGGTAAGGTCATCTATTTATCCGCAGCTGATATCGACAGCATCATGACCTTGCAGTGTGATGTTTCAAAATGATGGGAGGTGTGAAAAGTGGCACTTTTGACTTCCTGCCAGCACACCTTTCAGAGTGTTGCGGCGTATGAAGATGCGTTGGATGATGTGGAAACACTGAAGGTTCAGGTGCATGAGTGTTACTCTGAAATCACCAAAACATCTAATGAGATATTGAGTTCGGTAAAGGATACCTATATAGAAAAATCAGATATAGAGAAAATTCAACAGGATTTTCAAACAAGCATTACACAAAACAGCAGTGAGATTCGTATGGATTTCACTGCTATTACTGATGAGATTAAAAATAATGTGGCAACGAACCAGGAACTTTTGGAGGAGTATATCCGATTCAAAGGAGCATTGATTGAACTTGGTAAAGTCGGAAATGCATTCACTGCTGAACTCTCCAATGAAGAACTGGCATTCAAAGAAAATGGTCAAAAGATTGCATACATCTCGAATCAGAGCTTGGTTATTACAAATGCAGAAATTCGAAACAAACTGTCCTTGGGAAATGATGCCAGAGGATGGTTTGATTTTATTCCAAGAACTAACGGTAACCTTTCAATCAAGTGGAGGGGTCCTGTATCGTAAAAGGAGGATGATTTTTAATGGCATCAAGCGGAAGTATTACAACAAATGAATATCAAGGGCGTTCAGTTACACTTTCTTGGTCTTTATCCAGTCAAAGTGTAGAGAAAAATACATCGACTATATCATGGGCATTAAAAGGTTCCGGTTCTGGTGGAGGATGGGTAAAGTCAGGTGGCTTTAAGGCAGTCATCAATGGCAAAACGGTATACTCAACTTCAACTGACAGCCGTATCCAATTGTACAATGGAACGACTGTTGCATCTGGAACGATAACTATTGCACATAATGCAGATGGTACAAAATCATTCAGTCTGAGCTGTCAGGCGGGTGTTTATACTTATGCAGTAAATGTAACGGCTAGTGGTACGCATACGTTAAATACTATTCCAAGAGCCTCGTCAGTAAAAGCATCAAATGTTAACATGGGAAGTGCTGCAACCATTACGTTAAGCAGGGCATCTTCTTCCTTTACGCATACCTTAACTTATAAATTTGGAAATGCATCGGGAACGATAGTCTCAAAGACTTCATCGACTTCTGTGTCATGGACTCCGCCTGTTTCACTGGCAAGTCAGATTCCATCAGCTGTTTCAGGTACTTGCACGATTACATGCGATACCTATAGTGGTTCTACAAAGGTTGGTTCTAAAACTTGTACTCATACACTTACAGTTCCATCTTCGGTAAAACCCACTATCGGTAATCTGTCAGTGACCAGAATAAATGGAGATGTGCCTTCATCATGGGGGATATATGTTCAGACAAAATCTAAAGCAGCCATCCAAATAACAGGTGCTGCTGGAAGTTATGGATCAAGTGTTAAATCTTACAGTATTAGTGGAGGTGGATATTCAGGAACAGCAGACACGCTTACAACAGGATTCTTGAATACTTCTGGAACGATTACATTTACTGCCACAGTTACAGACTCCAGAGGGCGAATATCAGATGCCAAAACAACATCCATATCTGTTGTGGCTTATTCTCCACCATATATAAATTCCGTTGTTTCTCAAAGGGCATTGAGTAATGGAACGCTAAATGATGATGGAACATATATCCGTGGAGTTGTATCTTTTGGCTATTCGTCATGTGGCGAAAAAAATACACTGAGCTGTTCTCAGTTCTACAAGAAAAACTCTGATGCAAATTGGACGAGCGGTGGAGTATCTTTTCATTCAGATACACCTTTCACATTTGGAAACGGCAAGATATCTACAGAAAGTACCTATGATGTCAAATATTCATTGACGGATGCCTTCTGTACAATTTCGGCTCAGGATATTGTTTCTACTGCAGCGGTGGTGATGGATTTCAAAAGTGGCGGTAAAGGTGTGGCAATTGGAAAAGTATCTGAAACAGACAGTTGCTTTGAAATAGCCTCCTCTTGGAGTATTAAGAAAAAAGGTTCTGTAGAATCTGATTTTGTCATCTCTCAAGGCACCAGTGGTATTTGGACTTATCGTAAATGGAAAAGTGGAATTGCAGAATGCTGGTGCAGAAAGACCATAACCACCAATGTTACAAACGTTTGGGGCGGTTTATATACCTCCGGAAGATTGGATGCATTAGATATTTCTTTTCCTTTTGCGTTCAAATCTGCCCCAGTTGTTACTGCAAATCTGACTGCGAATTGGGCCGGTGCGATTCTGATGGTGCCAGGTGATTGTAAAGATGCATCTACAACATCAACCGGGACCTTTGAAATAGCAAGAGGCTCTGCGATAGCCGGAAAAAGCTATATTGTAAATTTCCATGTTATTGGAATGACTTAATATTGGAATCAAGCATCTCTTCGGAGGTGCTTTTTTCATATCAATTTTTAAAGAAAGAGAGGAATTTACTATGAAGGAATTTTGGAACACAATTCAACTTATTTTTGCCGGTGTTGGTGGTTGGCTTGGTTACTTCTTAGGAGGCTGTGATGGCTTGCTTTATGCACTCATCGCTTTTGTGGTCATTGACTACATCACTGGTGTCATGTGTGCCATCAGCAATCATACGCTTTCCAGTGAAGTGGGTTTCAAAGGCATCTGTAGAAAAGTGCTGATTTTCTTGCTGGTGGGCATTGCAAACATTCTCGATATTCATGTTATCGGTTCTGGCAGTGCACTTAGAACAGCAGTCATCTTTTTCTACATTTCCAATGAAGGCGTCAGCTTACTTGAAAATGCCGCACATCTGGGACTTCCAATCCCTGAAAAAATCAAAGTTGTATTAGAACAGCTTCACGATCGAAGCACAAAGGAGGAAAACTAACATGGCTTACACAAATTCAAAACTAGTATCTTACACAAAACTCAGTCCAAATCATTCAGGACATAGAACACATTCCATCGACAGAATTACACCCCACTGCGTAGTGGGTCAGTGTTCTGTGGAAACTTTAGGAAATATCTTTGCGCCGACTTCCAGACAAGCAAGTTGCAATTATGGCATTGGCTCCGATGGAAGAGTCGGAATGTATGTGGAAGAAAAGAATCGTTCTTGGTGTTCTTCATCTAATGCGAACGATCAGAGAGCAGTGACTATTGAATGTGCATCCGATACTAAACATCCATATACTATGAACAGCACTGTGTACGCAACTCTTATTAAGCTTTGCGTAGATATCTGTAAACGTAACGGAAAGAAGAAACTTATCTGGCTTGGGGATAAAAATAAGACTCTGAATTACTCACCAAAATCTGATGAGATGGTACTTACAGTTCACAGATGGTTTGCCAATAAATCCTGTCCGGGAGATTGGCTTTACTCAAGACTTGGTGATCTTGCATCAAAGGTCACTGCACAGCTTGGTGGTTCTTCTTCTGGCGGAACAACTGCAAGTGGACTATATAGAGTCAGAAAATCCTGGAATGATGCAAAATCACAGAAAGGTGCATTCAAGTCCCTTGATAATGCAAAGAGATGTGCTGCATCAAATCCAGGATACTTTGTCTTTGATGAAAACGGAAGAATCGTAGGTTCTACTACCTCAAGTACCAAAACGGTAGATGAGCTTGCACGAGAAGTTATTCGTGGAAATTGGGGTGACGGAGCTGAAAGAAAAAATCGTCTCACTGCCGCAGGATATGATTACAATGCTGTGCAAAAAAGAGTCAATGAACTTCTAAAATAATATAGGTAACATAGACATGAGTCTGTCTGCATTCTTCGGAGTGTGGACAGGCTCTATTTTTTTTGCAAAATGCGTCCTTTTGATGCCATTCCCAAGGCTACTAGTTAGGAAGAGAAAAACAAGGAAAAAGGAAAAATAAAATAGTTTTCAAAAACGTCCTTTAGAACATCTTCCCAAGGCTAACAGTTAGAGAGAAACAAATCTCTCGGAAACGGAGGTGCAGCGATGAAACATAATCTTCACATTAGTGTTTCAGACAAGCCACAACGAAACGGCATGGTCTCTTGTAAAAGCATCAGCATGAGAGAACGATTCCTGCGTATGCTCTTTGGCAGAAAGCAGAAGATCATGATTCTTGTTCCTGGTGATGCAATCGAGGAACTTGCCATCACAAAAATTACGGAAGGAGGTAGACCATGAACAAAGTAACAGAATTACTTGACGCTGTTGGTGGTGTCATCACTTGTGTTCGTAACCTGGCAGATAGTCTTCAGGTGGTAGCAGATGTTCTTGCGGATATGAAATCTGTAGAAGTAACTGAATCACAGCCTGTAGAACAGATTCCTGAAAAGACTTCAAAGCCTAAGAAGGAAAAAGCCAAGGTTTACAAACTTGAAGATGTTAGAGGAGTTCTTGCAGAGAAGAGCCAGAACGGACTCACATCAGAAGTTAAGGGTCTGATTGCAAAGTTCGGAGGCAGCAAGTTATCCGACATCGACCCTAGCAACTATGAAGCAATCATCAAAGAGGCGGAGGTGCTTGGAAATGAGTAAACACGCATTCCTCTCACCTTCAAGTTCTCACAGATGGCTCAACTGTACACCAAGTGCAAGTCTTGAGTCAGAGTTTGAAAACAAGACAAGCCAGGCAGCAGAAGAAGGAACAGCTGCTCACGCATGGTGCGAACACAAGCTTAAGAAGGCGCTCCGCATGAGAAGTAAAAGACCTGTATCATCCTATGACAGTGATGAAATGCAGGAACACACAGATGCATATGTGGACTTCGTCTTGGAACAGCTTGATATTGCAAAACAGAATTGCAAGGATCCATTGGTGCTGATAGAGCAACACGTAGACTTTTCTGAATATGTTCCAGATGGTTATGGTACAGCAGACTGCGTGATTGTTTCAGACGATAAGCTTCACATCATTGATTTCAAGTACGGCATGGGAGTTCTGGTAGATGCAACAGACAATCCACAGATGAAATGCTATGCACTCGGTGCCCTTGCCATCTATGACAGCTTATATGACATCAAGGAAGTATCGATGTCCATCTTCCAGCCTCGCAGAGAGAATGTGAGTACCTGGACAATCCCAGTTGATGAACTGAAGACCTGGGCAGAAGAAGTATTAAAGCCAAAGGCTGAAATGGCTATGAATGGCGAGGGCGAATATTGTCCTGGTGAATGGTGTACCTTCTGCAGGGCAGCAGTCAGATGTAGAGCAAGAGCAGAAGAAAAACTGAAACTAGCACAGGAAGAGTTCAAACTTCCTCCACTTCTTACAGACAGTGAAATCGAAGAGGTATTAACGATTATTCCTGATCTTACAAAGTGGGCAAATGAGATTATGGCTTATGCTACCGAATCGGCAGTAAACCACGGCAAGCAGTGGAACGGATTCAAGGTTGTGGAAGGACGCTCCGTCCGTAAGTACAAGGACGAGATTGAAGTTGCCAAAGCAGCCAAGGAGGCAGGCTATAAGGATATTTACCGAAAGTCGCTCATCACTCTTACAGAGATGCAGAAACTGATGGGTAAGGCAACATTTGAAAAGGTACTGGGTGACCTTATCTACAAACCACCCGGAAAGCCGACTCTTGTACCTAATTCGGATAAGAGAAAGGCAATGAATATATCAGACGCTAAAAACGAATTTAAAATGGAGGATTAACGATTATGGCAAATGTAAGTAAAACAAAGGTTATCACAGGCAAGAACACAAGACTTTCTTATTTCCACGGATGGGACCCAGTATCAATCAATGGCGGTCCTGAAAGATACAGTGTATCAGTTCTTATTCCAAAGGATGATAAGGAAACAGTAAAGGCAATCAATAATGCGGTTGATGCAGCTATTGAGGAAGGCATCGCAAAGTTCGGTGGCAAAAAGCCTAACAAGGCAGCTATCAAGCTTCCTCTTCGTGACGGTGACACAGAGCGTGAGGACGAGGCTTATGCTGGACATTGGTTCATCAATGCCAACAGCAAGACAGCACCACAGATTGTTGATAAGGCCGTAAAGCCTATCCTTGACCGTGATGAAGTGTACAGTGGTTGCTATGCAAGAGTTTCTCTTAACTTCTATGCATTCAATTCCAATGGTAATAAGGGGATTGCCTGTGGTCTTGGTAATATTCAGAAAATCAGAGATGGAGAGTCGCTTGGTGGTCGTAGCTCTGCAACTGATGATTTCAGCATTGAGGAAGATGACGATTTCTTATCTTAATCTGATTAGACCTATTAACTTCCTGCAGGCGGTGTGAAACACCATCGTCTGCGACTATTACGAATATACGAGGTAAACGATATGAACGAATTATATGAATTAGCAAAGCAGGTTGATGTACTTATCATTTTCTACTTCTTTATGGGTGCTGGTATCTACGGCATTGTAAGTACTATCATGAATGGTATCTGGCTTATCAAGGATTCCATTAAGAAGTGTAAGAAAAAGAAGAAATCTGCTGAAGAGAAAACTGAAGAATAAAAATGTGCAGGCGGTGGAGGACAATCCTCTGCCGTCTGTTTTACTTTGAAAGGAAGTGAGAATGTGAAATCAATCAGTATAGATATTGAGACCTTTTCGAGTGTGAGTCTGCAGAAGTCCGGGGTCTACCGTTATGCAGAAAGCGAGGACTTTGAGATTCTTCTTTTTGGATATTCTGTTGATGGTGGTGAGGTCAAGGTTGTAGATGTGGTAACGGGAGAAAAGATACCAGCCGATATTATTGATGCCTTAACGGATGATGGAGTAATAAAGTGGGCGTTCAATGCACAGTTTGAAAGAGTCTGCTTATCTAGGTATCTTCGTGATAATGGTGTATCTCTTAAGGGATATTGTCTTGATCCTGTGTCATGGCGTTGCACCATGATATGGTCAGCTACACTCGGACTTCCGTTATCTCTTGAGAGTGTCGGTGCTGTCCTTGGACTTGAAAAGCAGAAACTTTCAGAAGGTAAAAATCTCATCAAGTATTTCTGTGTGCCTTGCACTCCAACGAAAGCGAATGGTGGCAGAACAAGAAATATGCCTTATCACGATATGGAAAAGTGGCAGCAGTTCAAAGCCTACAATATCCGTGATGTTGAAACGGAAATGTGCATTAAGGATAAGATTGCTAGATTTCCAGTGTCTGATGAAATGTGGGACGAGTACCATCTTGACCAGGAAATCAATGACCGTGGAATTGGTGTTGATATGGTTTTTGTTAAGAATGCCATTGCCTTTGATGAGAAGAGCAAGACGGCACTTACAAAACAGATGCAGGAACTTACCGGTCTTGAAAATCCTAATTCTGTACAACAGATGAAAAACTGGCTTTCAGAGAATGGACTTGAAACAGACAGCCTCGGTAAGAAAGTGGTGGCAGAGATGATGAAAGATGCACCTGAACATCTTGTAGATGTGTTATCCCTTCGTCAGCAGCTTGCTAAGAGTAGTGTAAAAAAGTATACAGCTATGGAAAATGCTGTGTGTAAGGATAGTCGAGCCAGAGGTATGTTTCAGTTCTACGGTGCCAATAGAACAGGAAGGTTCAGTGGCAGATTGATACAGTTGCAGAACCTTCCACAGAACCATATGCGTGACCTCGCACAGGCTCGTTCCCTAGTTCGTAATGGCAATTATGATGCACTTGAATTCTTGTATGAGGATATCCCGGATACCTTATCTCAGCTTATAAGAACCGCCTTTGTTCCACAGGGTGACAACAAGTTTATCGTTGCAGACTTTTCTGCCATCGAAGCGAGAGTCCTTGCGTGGCTTGCTGGCGAGAAGTGGCGAATCAAAGTGTTTGAAGAAGGCAAGGACATTTACTGCTCATCGGCATCACAGATGTTTGGTGTTCCGGTAGAAAAGCACGGCATTAATGGCCACCTAAGGCAGAAAGGTAAGATAGCGGAACTCGCACTTGGCTATGGCGGATCTGTAGGAGCATTGAAAGCTATGGGTGCAATCGAGATGGGTCTTACCGAAGAAGAACTCCAGCCTCTTGTCTATGCTTGGAGAAATTCAAATCCTGCCATCACAATGCTGTGGTGGGATATTGATAGCTGTGTAAAGGAAACAGTCAAGAAGAGAATCACAACCGAAACTCACGGCATACGATTTATGTACAAGAGTGGCTTTCTTTTTATCGTTCTTCCTTCCGGCAGAAGACTTGCATATGTAAAACCAAAGATGGGCGTGAATCAGTTCGGTGGTGAGTCGGTTACCTATGAGGGAGTTGGTGGTACAAAGAAATGGGAAAGACTTGAGAGCTACGGTCCCAAGTTTTGTGAGAATATCACGCAGGCAATTGCCAGAGACATTCTTATGTATGCCATGCAGACTTTAAGAAACTGTAATATCGTTGCTCATGTGCATGATGAAGTCATCATCGAGTGCAGCAAGGATATGTCCCTTGATGCCGTGTGTGAGCAGATGGGAAGAACTCCACCCTGGGCGAAGGGCCTATTACTTCGTGCTGATGGCTATGAATGTCAGTTTTATAAGAAAGATTAACAGAAAACGTCCTTTTTTACCTCCTGCCAAGGCTATCTGGTAGGAGGTGCTTTTTATGCAGATTACAAAATTAGAAGAAGGTGCAGCAGCACCAAAGCCTGACACAAAGGTGTTTACACAGGAAGAATTGCAGAAGGAATTTGACTTCATTCTCGCTGAAAGGATAGTTCGTAAGATGGCGGAAAAGGGTCTTATTTCTGATGATGAATTACACAAAATTTCGGAGAAAAATCGGCTTATTTTCTCTCCCTATCTATGCGAGATTTATCAGTAATTGACTTGATATATAACGGTTTCTACGGGAATATGTCATACGATAAAGCGAGGTGATATAAGTGAAGAATGTAACGAAAATCAATCAGGTTGATTTCTCCATTTTTAAGAAGACAAGGGTGGCTGCATACTGCAGAGTTTCAACTGATAGTGATGAACAGGAACTCAGCCTTGATACACAGAAAAATCATTATGAGAGTTACATCAAAGCAAACAGTGAATGGGAATACGCAGGTATTTATTATGATGACGGTGTCAGTGGTACTAAGACTGCAAAGAGAGATGGATTGTTAAGACTTATGGAAGACTGTGAAAAAGGCCTTATCGATCTTGTTATCACAAAATCTATCAGCAGATTCAGCAGAAACACTACCGATTGCCTGGCACTTGTAAGAAAGCTTTTGAATTATGAAGTCTATGTTATTTTTGAAAAGGAAAATATAAACACAGGCTCTATGGAAAGCGAGCTAATGCTTGCCGTATTGGCCAGCATGGCAGAAAGCGAGTCACGTTCCATTTCCGAGAACGAGAAATGGGGTATCAAGAAGAGATTCCAGAACGGTACTTATGTGATTTCCTATCCGCCTTATGGTTATGCCAATGTTGATGGTGAGATGGTGATTGTTCCAGAACAGGCAGAAGTTGTAAAAGAGATTTTTGCAGGGTGCCTTGCCGGAAAGAGCACCCAAATCATTGCAAAGGAACTGAATGAAAAAGGTGTTCCTACCAAGAAAGGCGCTAAGTGGACAGGTGGTACGATTAACGGCATTCTTACAAATGAGAAGTACATAGGAGATGCACTTTTTCAGAAGACAATCACAGATGCATCCTTCAAGCGAAAAAGGAACTATGGCGAAGAAGAACAGTACTATTGTGAAGACCATCACGAGCCAATCATTGACAAGGATACCTTTGAAAAGGCAAAGGAAGCCATCAGACAGCGTGGACTTGAAAAAGGCAACTGCAGTGAGAATACAGCAAAATACCAGAACAGATATGCCATGTCTGGAAAAATTAAGTGTGGCGAGTGTGGAAGATCCTTTAAGAGAAGATACCATTACACTTCCCACGGCAGAAGTTACAATGCCTGGTGCTGTGGCGGACACATTGAAGATTCGAGTTCCTGTTCCATGAAGTTCATTCGTGATGATGACTTAAAGAGAGCCTTCCTTACCATGATGAACAAGCTGGTATTTGGAAACGACCTGGTCTTGAAACCGCTCCTTATTTCCATTACAACAAATAATTCTAAAAAGAACGCAAACAGTGTGGAAGATATCGAAAAGGAAATGAAGAGCAATGAAGAACAGAGAAAGCAGTTGAATACGCTGCTGACCAATGGGTATCTCGAAAGACCTGTATTTGCCGAGGCTCATAATAAACTGATCACGGAATACGAGCATCTGGAAGCCGAAAGAGATTTATTATTCAGAATGGATGATGCCGGATATACCATGGAGCAGGCTTTAAAAGAATTAGTCGATTTCCTTAACGATGCAAAACCTTTTACTGAATGGAAAGAATCCCTATTTGAAAGATTTATAGAAAAGGTAAAAGTGCTGTCAAGGGATAAAGTTGAATTTGAATTTAAGTGTGGCTTAAAGCTAAAAGAAAGGATTGATTGAAATGGCACACATACCAGTAGGGTACAAAATAGTTGAAGGTTGTGCTGTAGTTGATGAAACGGCTGCTGAACAAATAAGGGCAACCTACAGATACTATTTTGAAGGAAAGTCACTTATTGATGCAGCTAAAGAAGCAGGTTTTAAGATGAACCATGCATCAGTAAAGAGAATGCTTTCTAACAAGAAGTATCTGGGAACAGACTATTACCCACAAATAATTGACGAAGAAACCCAGACAAGATTTCTAGAAGAACTGACACGAAGGGCAGGAAACCTCGGAAGGCTCGACAGAAGATGCAAGGAACACAATAAGACAGTTCCTACAGCATTTCATTTCAAGCCGGCCGATTTAACATTTCCTGATCCATTCGAGCAGGCAGAATATATTTATAGTTTGATAGAAAGCGAGGAATAACACATGGCAGGAGCAAAGAACATAACAGTTATTCCGGCAAAAAAACGTGTAGGTAATACCGTAACCACAGAAGATAAGCCAAAGTTAAAGGTCGCAGCGTACTGTAGAGTAAGTACTGACAGCGAAGAACAGGCTACAAGTTACGATGCCCAGGTTGAGCATTACACGGAATTCATTAGAAAGAATCCTGAATGGGAATTTGCTGGAATCTATGCTGATGACGGTATCAGCGGTACAAACACTAAAAAGCGAGAAGAGTTCAATCGAATGATTGAAGATACGATGGCAGGCAAGATTGATATGATTATCACAAAGTCAATCAGCCGATTTGCAAGAAATACCCTAGATTGCCTTAAGTACATCAGACAGCTGAAGGAAAAGAACGTGCCAGTATTCTTTGAAAAGGAAAATATCAATACTTTAGATGCTAAAGGTGAGGTACTTCTTACTATTATGGCATCACTTGCACAGCAGGAATCGGAGTCGCTTTCCAAGAATGTAAAGATGGGACTTCAATTCAGATATCAGAACGGGGAGGTTCAGATTAACCATAATTGGTTCTTGGGATACACAAAAGACGAGAATGGACATCTCATCATTGATGAAGATCAGGCTGTGGTGGTAAGAAGAATATTCCGAGAGTATCTTCAAGGAGCAAGCCTTAAGAATATAGCAGACGGACTTATGGCAGATGGTATTCCAACCGCAACCGGAAATATGAAATGGCAAAGTGACGGCATCAGAAAAATTCTCACAAATGAAAAGTATATGGGAGACGCTCTTTTACAGAAGACTTATACGGTTGACGTTCTTACAAAGAAGAGAGTTGCTAATAATGGAATTGTTCCTCAGTACTATGTTGAAAATAACCATGAAGCAATCATTCCAAGACAGTTGTTCATGCAGGTCCAGGAAGAACTGCAAAGAAGAGCTCATTTAAGAACGGAAAACGGGAAGAGGAAAAGGGTCTACAGCAGCAAATATGCATTATCGAGCATCATATACTGTGGTAAATGTGGGGATCTTTTCAGAAGAGTTGCGTGGAAAGCCAGGGGTGCATCTTATAACAAATGGAGATGTGCCAGCCGAATTGAGAAGGGACCGAAAAACGGCTGTGATGCCGAGGCAATCAGTGAATCTGAAATTCAAAAAGCAGTCATGAGAGCCATCAATAAGACTCTTGGAGGAAGAGAAGAATTTTTGGCACAGCTACAGCATAATATCGAAGATGTGCTGAATGGTGATTCTACGGCAACACTTGAGTATATAGACCAAAGAATGGCGGAATTGCAGGAAAAGCTTGTGATGTGCGTAAATAAAAATGCCGAGTATGATGTTATAGCAAAGGAAATAGATGCCTTGAGGGAAAAGAAAGCAGCAGTTGTAACAAAGGATGCTGAACAGGAAATGCTCAGAAAACGAATTAATGAAATGCGACATTTTCTTCAAACGCAAACAAGCAGAATCACAGAATATGATGAGCAACTGGTCAGAAGGCTTATTGAAAAAATCACAGTTTATGATGATAAACTGATTTTTGAATTTAAATCCGGCATGACTGTTGAACTCAAAAGATAATTGAATAGGAACTATTACATCAACACCTTGCAGCAATGCAGCAATGCAGGGTGTTTTTTGTCATTCATAGAAAATTTACATGGTGGAACTATGCCAAGATTGAATTTATCAACCAAATGGTTTATAATATAATGAAGTGAGGTGCATTTTAGACATGGAGGATTAAGATGAAGACATCCGATATGATTAAAGAATTATGTAATAAAAAGAATATAAGCGTTTCGGAACTTGCAAGGCGGATAGGTCAGACTCCACAGAACTTTGGTAAGAAACTGAAACGAGATACAGTTACTCTTGAGGAGTTGAAGCAGATAGCTGATGTGATGGAAGTTACTTTTGAACAGTCATTTGTCTTTCCGAATGGAGAACAGATAAAAACGAGTAATGAATAGGTGGTGAGTAGCATGGATACTGTGGATTTGATTATTAAATCATCAACAGAATTTTATAATAATTTGAAGGCTGATGAGAATGGTCGATATCGTTCATGGGAACACTGCTATTCACATTTCATAAAAGCAAGAGAATCCAAAGAAGTCGATTATGATTATTTGAGTTTACAACTAGCTTTCTATTTAGCAAGTTGGGGAATGTATCGTGGTTCATCATTTTTGCTACAAAAGGATTATAAAGTACATATTCCGGTAGTAAAAGAACTGCTAAATGAAAAATATGATGTTTTAGCTGGAATTGACTGTATCGGTTTCAAAGACGATAGCAACCAAAAGTTACTGCAGGATATAAATTCGTTTTTAGAGCAGTATTACGATAAAATCAGGCACAAAGTTAAAGAGCAAGAAATTAAAAATCAGCTATCATATACGCTTATAACAAAAATACTTATGGGGACACTTGGCTGTGTTCCGGCATATGATAGATATTTTATTGCGGGAATAAAGAATCAGAAGGTTGCCACTGGAAATTACAACATTAGGTCTATAATGCAGCTTGTCAACTTTTACGAGAAAAACGCTGACCGGCTCGAACCTGTTAGAGAAAAAATGGAAGTGGAAGGTATGCCATATCCACAGATGAAAATGCTTGATATGGGATTTTGGCAGGTCGGTTTTGATTTGGATACAAACAAAGGAATAAAGACTGCTCACTAGGAGAAATGCTATGGATAGATTTTCAGAGAAGAGCCTTCTTTCACTTGGAGATTATTATGTGTACGGACTCATAGATCCACGCAATAAACAAATCTTTTATATTGGAAAAGGTACAAAAAACAGAGTTTTTGAACATGAAAAAGAAAGTCTGGGCAGTCCTGATAGTGAGAAGTTAAAGCTAAAGACTATATCAGAAATCAAGAATGCCGGACTTGAAGTTGAGAAAATAATCATCAATTCAAACTTAACTGAAGAAGAGGCATTTGCTGCAGAGGCATCACTGATCAACGCTTTTAATTATATAAGTGATGCAAAGCTTACGAACATCGTAGCTGGGCATCATTCAGCTGAGGCATTGTCGGTAGATGACTTTGAAAGAATAAATGGTGCTGCCCCACTTGAAGAAAAAGACATCAAACATAGAATTCTTGTCATCAAGATAAACAGACTCTATCAAAGGGGTATGGATGAAAAGGTTCTGTATGATGCTGTTCGTGGAGTTTGGAGAGCCTCGAAAGAAAAGGTTAGAACAATTGAGTATGTATTCGGTGTTTACAATTCTTTGATTGTGGCCGTATATAAGCCATCAGAGTGGTTTGTATGTAAAGAGGCAAAGGACAGACTTCCAAGACAGGATATTGTTCTTACACCGAAAACTGAAAATAGATTATTTTTTGTGGATGAAAGATATGAGCAGGGACTTCCGTTGGATGAGAATGAAGAATTCTATTTAGGAAAGTCGATAGCTGGATTGAAACTAAATCAATCAGCACAAAATCCGATTACATATCTGTATCCACCGGAGAAAGATAAAATTCATATTTAATGAAATTGACAAATCGGGATTTGTGAGGGTAATTATGATAAATTTTTTGAATGATATAAGGAATGCAGAAAATCCAATATCCAATAATAGAAAACTTATAAATACCATAGCGATATTGTTTCTCGGAATAGTTTTGGGAACTTTCTCAAAATATCTGGATTTTCGTCAAACTGAACTTCCAAGTGTGCTTATGGCAATAAATGGAGTCTTAGATATTGGTAATTTTCTTGGGCGTTTTGCAATCTGGATATTGATTGCACTGTGTATTTCTATTTATAGCAATTCTGCAATAAGAGCAAGCATCAATGTTTTTGTATTCTTTGTTGGTATGGTTGCAAGCTACTATTTGTATTCAAACTATATTGCAGGATTTTTCCCAAGAAGTTATGCGATGATTTGGTTTGGATTTACAGCTGTTTCTCCATTATTGGCTTTTGTCTGCTGGTATGCGAAAGGAAAAAGCAGACCTGCATTTATGCTATCAGTATTGATTTTAGCAGTATTGTTTAACATGACTTTCGTATATGGATGGGGATATTTCGAAGCACGCTCTGTTTTAGAATTGATAGTCTTTATTATGGGACTTATTATTTTGAAGAGAGACACATTGAGGAGTTCTGCGATAATGGGAACAATTAGTATAGTTCTTGCATTCCTGCTTAATATTGTTATTCCATTCCATTTTGGTTAGATAAATTCTAGTTTGTAGGGATAATATGAAAAAATGAAGTTTAAGGAACAGAGCTTTACCCTGTTTGCCTATACAAATTATAGGGTAACTCAAGGTTATCACAGGCTCAAAATCCTAGATTTTAAGGAAAAAGGTGCGTTCCACCATTTCCTTGTACAATAGGGGTTGAGTATGTTTTTCGTTGAACAACCGAGCCATGTGGAGACGGTCTGTTTGCTGTCAATGAAAGATAAATAAGAGCCAGAAAATGGCGTATTTCCAGGCTTTTTTGGAGGTTTGGATTTGAAGCCAGACTTCTGAAAAGCTCGGTTTTCTTAAATGAAAACATATCCACTGCAAAATGTATGTCAGGTTGTAACCTCGGATTAGATGTCACAATTTGAGACAGTGGATTAGATGTCAGGCATTTTGGGATGATTTTGGGAAAATGAAAAAGGGTGACAACCAATCCTGCAGGACTGACTCCTATTGAAATCGGTCAGGGAGTGACTTATAAAGAGGCAAAATTAACATTTCTTTGCGAAAAGTTGTATCAGCATCAATTTTCCAAAGAGGATATTACAACTGAAGTTCAGGAGTATTATGCTTCCATGCCAAAAGTCTATCCCGATTTCAATGGAGGCTGGCAACCACATATTGTTTTTGTAGGTGAAATTATAGAGGTTAGGGATGAACGATAAATTGGGATTTAGAGGATGTGAATGAGCAGCATGAAGAAAATAAAAGAAGAAATTAATTTGAAAAAATTCCTTAGGCTGAAGAATACAGGCAGTATCTTTGTGATTGCGGGGCTTTTGACAATTTTTGTAATAACGTTGTACACATTTATTCTGCAAAGTTCTTACACTAAGACCGCCCTTGAAACAGAAATCATACGTGACACAGCGAGTGCAGATGCAGTACACAAACTCGTGGATGGAAGAATCGGCAAAGAAGATTTTGATCAAATCAAAGATCAATCTGATG